CCTTGATCATGTCTTTGACCGTCAAAGCGGGTGGTTGTTGGAGAATCCTTCTTCCGATTGCATCTACGCTATACGGCAGCTAACGCTACTGTACAGTAAGATTGGTCTAGACTGCAGTGATGCTAGAATAGACCGCGCAATCAAAGGATACCTCAACTGTGAGCAAGAAGTCAAGAGATGGGATGCATGCTATTCGGAAGACGCCGAGAGATCGGCCGCTTTCCAGCGTGTTTCTCATCTTCTTTTTGGTGATGTGCTCACTGCCATGGACGATTCTGTTCATCGCGGTGATCTTATCCCCAAACACGGACCTGGCGCTACGTCTGACAAGCTAACGGGAAACCGCAAGTATGTTCAGACTGAGTGGCCGGACCGGCTCGAGAGCGAGTTCCACTATGTGGATTACGCGCTTCCGAATTACCGGCACCACCAGATGGTGGATCGTGTGACTTTCTTGAGTCCATGGGAGGAACGACCCGTAAGGGTCATCACCGTCCCGAAGACGCTCAAGACACCTCGAATCATCGCCATCGAACCTACTGCAATGCAATATGTGCAGCAGTCTTTGATGGAGAAGCTCGTTGATACCCTTGAATCTGACTTCGCTCTAGGGCGTAAGTCAATTATCAAGGGTATGCTCGGCTTCACGGATCAGACTCCTAACCAGTTTCTGGCCATGAAGGGATCCTGTGATGGGATCTTAGCGACGCTGGATCTCAGCGAAGCTTCCGATCGTGTCTCGAATCAGCTTGTCGTTGACATGTTTGAACCTTTTCCCTGGTTTTCCAGGGCAGTTCAGGCATGTCGTTCACGAAAGGCTGATGTGAATGGAAGGGTTTTACGCCTTTCCAAGTTCGCGTCAATGGGCTCTGCCCTCACATTCCCTGTTGAAGCAATGGTTTTTCTTTCCATTGTTTTCATTGGGATAGAGGATCAGCTCGGCACCCTGCTCACGCGAAATGACATTAAGTCATTCCGTGATGAGGTGCGCATCTACGGCGATGATATTATCATCCCTGTAGAATACGTGTCATCCGTGAACCGCGCACTCGAAGCTTTTGGGTTTCGGGTAAACGCGGACAAGTCCTTCTGGAATGGAAGATTCCGAGAGTCTTGTGGTAAGGAGTACTATGCCGGCGACGATGTTTCTGTCGTTAAGTGCCGGTCTCTACTTCCTACCTCACGGCGAGACGTTTCGGAGATCGTTTCCACCGTCTCGCTTCGCAACCTACTCTATGAGTCAGGTTGCTGGCGAGCAGCTAGGTGGTTAGACGAACAGCTGACCAATACACTCGGTCACTTCCCTGCTGTTCTGTCAACGTCTCCTGCGCTTGGCCGGTTGTCTTTCTTGGGTTACGATTCCCAAAAAGAGGACAAGCGGCTGCATCGACCTTTGGTTAAGGCCTATGCAGTGTCGGCAAGCCTTCCACCTAATTCTGTGGACGGCCCCGATGCCTTGCTCAAGTGGTTTCTGAAAAGAGGAGATGAACCATTCCTCGATTCGAAGCACCTGGAACGCTCTGGGCGTCCAAGCGCCTTGCACATCAAGCTTGGATGGTACTCCTCCATTTAGCGAGGAGTTTGCCGGGTAACACTGGCAAGAGGGGGCTCTGAGGAAGAGTCCCTCTGCGGCGC